CACAAGCAGGCATGCCAACAACTGTAACTCAAGAAAATAGTTACACTTTTGATCTGGTATCGAATGCTGCAGCGAGTGCAATAGGAGGAGGAATTCAAGTCTTAGCGGGACCATTGAATACACAACAAACATGACATACGATGAATTAGTAACAAAAATTAGAGAGTACACAGAGGTAGATGTAAATGTTTTAACTAAAACTATTGTTGATGGATTTATTGAAGATTCAGAATTTAGGATTTTACGAGATGTAGATGCCGATAGTAATAGAAGATATAAAACAGCTCAAGTTATAGCGGGTACTCGTTTTATAGATGAACCCACAGATGCGTTGGTAATTAGATCCCTTCAAATTGTAGATTCAGATGGAGTCGGTGAGGCTAATAACAGAGACTTTTTACAATATAGAGACACGAGCTTTATGTCAGAATTTAATCCCACAGGAGCGCAAGGAGTGCCTAAATATTATAGCTCCTGGGATGCGGACACTATCGTTTTGGCTCCTACTCCTGATGCTACCTATACTCTTCAGTTAAATTATATCTTGAAAGACCCCGGATTATCTAGTACAAATGCTACAACATACATAAGTTTGAATTTTCCCAATGGACTTTTGTATGCATGCCTTGTAGAAGCTTTTAGTTTTCTAAAAGGACCAAATGATCTGTTGCAATTATACGAAGGAAAGTATAAACAAGTTGTTGAAGGCTTCGCAATAGAACAAATGGGAAGACGAAGACGAGATGAATATCAAAGTGGTGTTCCTCGTATAGGAAAATAGGAGAAAAAATAACATGGCTATAACACAAGCAATTGCAAATGCATTTAAGAAGCAACTGTTGGAAGGCGATCAAAACTTTGCATCATCAGGTGGTGACAAGTTTAAAATATCTCTTTATACTTCTTCAGCAACTCTAAACTCAGCTACTACTGCCTACACAACAACTAACGAAGTTGCTAATAGTGGACAATATGCGGCTGGAGGTGGTGCGTTAACTAATAGTGGAACATCCATTTCTGCCGGCGTAGCTAGAGCAGACTTTGCGGATCGTTCTTTTACGGGTGTAACAATAACTTCTAGAGGCGCATTAATTTATAATACATCTTCTGCAGTAACTAATGCAGCAGTATGTGTTTTAGATTTTGGAGCAGATAAGACAGCTACTTCTGGTACATTTACAATTCAATTTCCAGCACCGACAAGTACGGCAGCTATATTAAGAGTCTCAGGATAATAGGGAGGTAACTTCCTATGAGTCAACCAACTTGGGGCACAGGAGCTTGGGGACAAAATCAATGGGGCGATCAATCTGATGTCGCTTTCACACTTACTGGTTTTGCATTAACTAATACTCTCGGTGATGAAACAACCGCAGGTGAAATAAATACTGGGTGGGGAAGACTTACCTGGGGTGACAACGCTTGGGGTGAATATGGTGATGTCGTTATAAGCGGTATCGGTATGACTGCCAATCTCGGCAGTGTCACAACCACAGCGGATGCCAACGCAACAAATTCTACAAATAATAATCAAGAACTAGGTGTAACAGTCGGCACTGTTATTGCTGAAGGTAAAGCAGAAGTATTTCCTGCGGGTTTTGCTCTGCCAATGGTATTAGGAACTGCTGACGCAGGTCCTGATGCAATGGCTACTGGTAATCATGCTACAATGGCACTTGGTTCCGTTTCTGCTTACAACGAAGCGGGTTGGGGTAGACAACACTGGGGAGATAATGCCTGGGGTGTAGAAGGAACATGGGCAACTGCATTAGTTTCTGGAATTGGAATGACTGCATCTTTAGGAAGTGCAACTGAAATTTCTGGAGACGCAACAATAACGGCGAATACATTAAATGTAGCCCAAGTTACTTTAGGAGTAGTAGATCCTGCGCCTGATGCAATGATAATTGGCGAATTTATGATCGCTGCATTAGGTACGTTAGGTCATACAGGTGACGCCAATGTTTCTTTAACTGGTTTTGCTATGACTGCTGCTCAAGGTGAAGAAGTAGCAACCCCTAATACTATAGCAAATATTGATTCAGGTGCATTACCAATGCCTTTAGGTTATGGAGCAGCTGGAGTAATAATTAAAATTCATACAGATGTAACCCCTACTGGATTTGGCTTGACTTGCAGCCTTGGAGCTGGTAGTGCTATAATCTGGAACGAAGTTGATACAGGTTCAGCGCCTATTGATCCACCAGGCTGGGTGGATGTTGCTGCTTAGAGTAGTTGACACTATCTCTTATTTTTAATAAAATGATGATATAAGGAATTTAAAAAATGGCGAATGCTACATCAGCAAATTTAAAACTGACGGTCCAAACTACTGGGGAAAACTCAGGAACATGGGGCCAAATAACTAACACAAACTTATTAATCTTAGAACAAGCTATAGGTGGCTACGGTGCCTTTGGTGTCACTAATGCTAGTAGAAGTTTAACGTTTACTAATGGCGCAGTTTCAGATGGTAAAGATCAAGTTATCAAACTTTCTGGCACACTATCAGCAAGCGTTAATGTCACTATGCCTGACTCAGTTGAAAAAACATATATTGTTGAAGATGCATGTGATCATGCAAATTATACTCTTACATTTAAAACTACATCTGGAACAGGTGTGGCTTTATGTGAAGGACATACATATACTTTATGGTCTGATGGAACTAATGTTTATAAAGCAAACGAATTAAAAAAATGGAGAGCTATTACAGCTGCCGAAACAGTTCAACCCGGTGCACAACTTGCCGTTAATACAAATGGTGGTGGTGTAACGGTAACTCTACCTGCTTCGCCTACTATTGGTGATGAAGTTTCATTTGTTGATCAAGGTTATGACTGGGATTCAAATAATTTGATTGTTGCTCAAAATGGTACTAATATCGTTAACGCAGCATCAGATTTAACAGTGGCGACTCAAGGGGGTGCATTTACATTAGTATACTCAGGTGACGCTACAACAGGATGGACTTACACGGAGAAATAATATGTCAAATTACGAAGCAACTAAATATGATTTTTCAGGAGCAAACCTTACAGGTATTGAAGGAATTCCAACGGGATGTATTATCCCTTGGTCAGATACTTCTGTTCCTACAGGTTTCTTAGAATGTAATGGTCAAGCAGTTTCGAGATCAACTTATGCTACTTTATTTGCTATTGTTGCTACAACTTATGGAGCTGGAAATGGCTCAACAACTTACAATGTACCTGATTTAAAAGATAATGTTCCATTAGGAAGATCAAATAGTGCAGCACTTGCATCTAGCGGAGGAGCCAACACGGTTACTGCCACAGGAAATGTAGGAGGCTCAACAGCTAATGCAACTTTATCAACAGCTCAACTGGCAGCTCACACTCACGGAAGTACTCCAAATAGTGGAGTTCACCCAACCGCTCTAGGTGGTTATTCTAATTCATGTTGTGGTGGAAGCTCGGGCTCAACGGGTGATGGAACGGGTCACGCTCATAATATGAGTGCAACTTTTGCTGGAGATGCAACTTCGGTTGTACAACCGTATTTAACAATTTTATATGTAATTAAGACTTAAGGAGATAATTTATGGCAACTAATGCAACATGGACAGTAATATTTGGTGATAAAATGGTTATCAATACAACAGTCAAAAATGCGGAGAATCAAGCTACAGCTTATAGGATTGATGATGATTCTTTTTGGAATCAAAGTCATTTTTCAAATCTTTGGGCAATTCAATATGGAACTGCTACCGCTACTGATGCAGTAGAGTATAAAGATGAAACACCTCATTCAGCTCATGATGCTGTCACACATGGAAATTTTAATGAATTTATTACTAGATGGGATACAGCCCATTTAGCTGCATTACAATCTGCGTGGGATGGTGATAATGACTATGGTGATGCTGGTGGTGTCGCTGAAACTGCTGAACAAAAAATTAATAGATTAGGCGCAAGGCCTACTTCTTTTAGTTCTCCTGCAGTTTAAGTCTGTAATCTACATTCCCGAAGACTAGCCAAGACGTGAGAAGATACTTTTCACCTGACAATGGTGGATTTCCCCTATGTACATAAGGAAAACTTGCTGGCCAAATAACTATTCTTCCTGCTTTAGGTTTAACTCTTTGTGAAAAATGTAAAAATTCTGTTTCACCGCCTTCTTCTACATCATTTAAATATACACTATAAACTGCCCCCCTAGGTTCACTCTCAAATCCTGCGCCGTGTTCTACGTGCCAGACATGATATCCCTCTGTGGGTAATGTTTTTTGTATTTTTAGTGTTGTAAAGTTAAGATTTTTTAAATCAAATGCGTCAGTTATTCCCGTATGTGTTTCATAATGCTTAAACGCTATTTCAAAATTTACCAATAGAGATTTTAATTGTGTGTGCCACACCTTAATGTTGTGTCCATCTAGAAAATATTGTCGATCTTGTTTCCTATGAATTTGGGAATGCTCGGTTTGATGTCTGTTAAGAGTTTGATATAGGCTATGTTGATTCTCATAGAGTTTAATAGCTTTATTACATTCCTCTTTAGTAATATATCCATCATAGACACCAATAAAATCCTTTATATTTGCACTTTTGTCCATCATCTTAATAATTTAGCTTTTTCTTTTTGACCTTCCGCTAATGTTTTATGCCCCACTTTTAATTTTTCTAAAGTTTCAGCGCTTGGATTCCATTCCTCTTTATTGACTATTGGTTCTCCTTTTTCTGGTCTAGTCTGAAATACAGCTGTGTACTTACCATTATAGGGGTTTAGTTTTTCTTTCCACCACTCCGGTTCTTTAATAGTATAGTGTGCATTTTTTCCATTTAATAGTATTTGAGTAGCAGGATAGCAGGAAATAGTTATGAATATATTATCTCCAAAACTAAAAATATCAGCTAAGACTTCATCAATTTTGTCTTCTTGAACATGTTCCATTACATCGATGCATAGTACTAACTCAAATTTTCCTGTGGGTTTGGTACTAAAAGGTTCATAAGCAGGATCATAGGGTACTATATTTATATTTAAGGGAGCTCCTGGAATTTTAGTATTATTAAAAAGGAGTTTATGAAAGGTGGCTTTTCCGGCCCCATAGTCTAATATATTTTTATAGTTATTTCGCTGAACTATATCCCATATTTGATGTTTATATTCCCCTAAGGACTCACCAATCCAATGAGTTTTATTTTGGATATGGTATTTTCTAGCTTCTTCTAGAGATTCGTAACTCATAAATATTTATACTCTGGCTTATGTTCATTCTTTAAATTCTTTAGCTCAATATAATGCTTATAACATGTTTCAGTAAAAGCTGTCAAATACAGAATGTCTCTAGGGTGATTAACTCTATAAGCGTCAATTCCTTCATAACCCATTTCTTCGGCAACTTTAAATCTAAAGTGTCCACAATGAATCTCATCTTTTTTTGTTTGAGGATTAAACATAATAA